TGTTATTGGTGTTTTAATGCGTATTGAAGATAAAATACAACGTTCTTTATCTATTACAAATAATGGTGTTAATTTAATTAATGATGAAGGTATTAAAGATACTTTATTAGATTTACATAATTATGCTGCAATGGCTTTAATGTTATTAAATGAAAAACCTGAAAAAACTGAAACTACTGAAAAAACTGAAACTACTGAAACTACTGAAACTACTGAAACTACTGAAACTACTAAAAATACTAAAAAAGATTAAAAACACATAATAATTTAATTTTATTTTATTTAATTTAATTTTGATAATTGGTCATAATTTATATTTAAAGTATCTAGAGATACTTTATTATTATGTTTATATTTTTTAATTTCATTTTTAATATCATTGTTAGTTGCCTCTATAGTTTCATCTTTAGTCTTATTATTAATAAAATTAATAGTATTAGTTATTGTTGTAGTTAATAATTCATTATAATGGTTTATTAATTCATCATTAGTATTATAGTGGTTGTATTGATTATTTATTTTAAAATGATGTTCAAAATTAGTTTGTAATTCTAATAATGATACTATTATATTATTTGTAGTGTTTTCCATTTTATATATATTTAACTTGAATTTTAATATTTATAATAATATTTATGCTATTATGTCTTTATATTATTTTTATTTGAAAAATACTAATTTTAGTTATTATTTAGTATTCATTTTTTATTCATTTATTTTTATTTAGTCATCATCAGTCAGTTCTTCTTCCTCATCTTCCTCATCTTCCTCATCTTCTTCCTCATCTTCGTCCTCTTCCTTATCATAATATTTATCTTCTTTATTATTATAAAATGTTGATTCTGTTTTTGTATTTTCCATTTTTTTACCTTTCTTAATTAATTCTAAATCTAATTTATTTTTTATTAATTCACATAATTCATCTTTTCTAGTAATATTAGTAATATCTATATTAAAATTATTTTCAGCAATATGTTTTAATTTACTATAATTTATACCTCCTTTCTTTGGTGGTTCATTACATAATTGAATGTCACCTGGATACTTCATATTATATAAATCACTATTATTATCCATAGTATCTATTGTATCTATAGTATTATTAGTTTTATTAGTATTATTATTATTAGTTTTATTTTTTGTATCTACTTTAGAAGTATTTGTTTCTAAATAAGTTTCTATGTCTTTTGCCTTTCTAATTCTATTTAATGTTTTTCTAATAACTTTACATAGTTCGGGTTTTTTATAATCTTTAACTTCATCTTCGCTTAATCCATAATATGTAATTCCTATATTTTTCAATTCATTAATACCATAACCACCTTTCTTTTCACCTTCTTCACATTTATCTATATCTTTTTCATATGCATTTAACTTTTGTTCTTCTAAATTACTACCTACTAGTTTTTGTAATTCCATACGAAATTTAGCATTTATAATTTCACATAATGTTGTTTTATCAAATATAATACCATCATTTTTATTACCTTTTCTTAATTTTGTATGAGGTATTTTTAACACATCTACTCCAAATCTAAATAATTGTGATCTTTTATAGCCACCTTTTGATGGTGTAATATCACCACTACAATTATAAGTCTTAAACGTTTCTAATGTTAATACTTCATCCTTTATTTTGGAATTATTATTGGAATTTTGATTAGAACCACTATTTGAATTATACTTTTTACCTTTTATTTCTTTTGTGTCTTTTGTTTCTTTAGGAGGTTGACAATATGTTTTATGATATTTCTTAGTTAATAATTTTTTTAATGATAAACTTCCATCATACCACTCTCCAGTTTTTATAGTATCACTACTACTAGATGCTTTCAATAATTGATTACTATCATCATTATCATTAGTTGAATTATTTTCACGTTTACTATTATTATTTACACTATTATCTTTATTATTACTATTATCTTTATTATTTTTATTATTTTTTTTTGTTCTTTGAGTATTATATTTTATAGGACACCAAGAATATAACAGATTATTATTTTCATCTTTAACTTCATTACATTCATATTTTAATTTATAAAGTGCTTCAGTATTATTATCTTTTTCATCCTTAGAAATAAAAGGAATATTACACTGACCTTCTTTAAATTCTCTATTACTACTATCTCCTACAGTTTCTATTTTTACTAGTTTTTTCTTTATTACACTATAATCTTCAGGACAATATCCCCAGTCTTCGGCTTTTGTTCTAGTATAATCTAATTTGGTAGGGCACATATAACCATTTGGTTTTGAAGAACATTTATAAATATATTTACCAGTTTTTTTATCTATATATGGAAATTTACATTTGCTAATATAACTTGATGTATCATACATACTATTTTTATTAAAAGGTGTAGTGTTAATGACTTCATCCGTAAAAATATTTTTAATACTTAAATCAACAACATCATTAACAACTGTATTTATTTTACTTATAAACAGTTTAGTATCTTCAACATTTATATTTTTAATTTCTTCATCTGTTATTATTCTTTCATTTTCATTTATTAAATAATGGTCTAATATTATATTTTTTTTATAGTCAGAATATAAACCATCATTCATATTTTTTAATAATGATGTTGTAGAAGATATAATTATTTCATCAGGATTATGAAAAAGTTTATTATCAATATTAAATTCAGGAATAAAAGAACCTTTTAAGATACTATCAGTCTCTTGTTTTTTATTAATTAAATCATTTGCTAATAAATAACTAAAATAATCTAATTTTTCTTTATTTAAATTTAAATAATATTTTTTCGTTTTTTCATTATAACTGCAAAAACGACTGCTTTTCTTTTTAGTTTTAGAACATACTTTCAATCTTATAAAATTACTATAATTTTGATTAGTTGTTTCTATATTAGTAGTTGTATTGTTTTGTTCTTTATTAGTTTGTCCTTTAGTTTTTTGTTCTTTAGTTTTTTGTTCTTTAGTTTTTTTTAGTGTTTTTTTTATTGATTTCTTATTAGTTTCAAATCCATTATAAATTTTATTTTTCATAATATCAGTTATTAAATCAACAATCGCATCAATAACATTATTAAAATTTAATTTATTTGTTTTATATACTTTTAATTTTTCATATATCAATGCTTTATAACGTTTAGTATCTCTACTATTGTCTTGTAAAAGACGACTAAATTCATATTTAAAATAATTATAAATATAATCATTGTAAATATTATTTTTTAAATCTAATATGTCTAACGTGGGATGAATACCTAAATTAAAATTAAAATAAGTAGGTTGAAACAATGATGCTATAATAGTCGTATCATCTTTGGATTTTAAATAATTGTTCTCTATTAATTTTTTAATTATTGTTTGTTTATTATTATATGTATATGGTTCTGGAATAATTGGAACAATTAAATTATTTTCAAATTGTATACTTGTAATTATATTATTTACTTCATCATAAAAAAATTTAGATATTTTATAACCATTTTGTAATAATTTTTTTTTAAAGTCTTTATTTTTTATAGTAATATAATCATATATACTATTCATATCATCTAGAGATAATAATTTAAATTTATTCTTAATTTCTTTAACTACAATTGCTTTTGGATAAATAGGTAATAAATAAGTATTATCAAGTTTAATAAATTCTATTTGGGTTGTTGTAAACGCAATTTGATTTATAACATTAATATTTAATGTTGTTAGTTCAGTCAATAAGGTTTGTGTATTTTTAATTGTATCATATTTACATATATTTTTATGTATTAATAATAATTTAATAATATTACTAGTCCTATTTTTTGTTAAATCTAGTAGTTTAGAATTTACTTTCTTTTTTTCTATATAATTAAAAGACAGTGAATTTAAATTAACTAATGATATATCATAAATACCAGTAAAAGCATTATTTTTATATAATGATGTTTTATTTATATGAAATATAGGTATAAAGTAATTATTTTTTTCTCTAATGAGAATAATATAATTCTTTCTAGTAGCGTCAATATAAGGATTACATATTAATTTATCACCAGTTTCATTAAATATTAAAATATTACAACCATCTCTATTTAACCATTCAATCGGTTTGCTAAATAAATCTAGAAAATGGGTGTGATTTTTAACTTCTGTTGGGTCATTAATATGAGAAATAAAATTATAATAAGATGAACATATTTTATAAAATAAAATTATTTTTTTCAAATTATGTATATTTTCTATTATACTTGGATTAGATTGGGATTTTTGTGATTCTGTTTTGTTTGATTGTTTTGTGTTTGATTGTTTTGTGTTATTTTGAGATTGTAAATGTTCATTGTGTTTATCTATAATTTTATTAACTATTTTATCAATATGTTCTGTTTTTGTCTCTATTTTATATTCAGTATTATTTGTAAATAAATTATTAATAAATTCAACATCTTTGTATTTTAATTTTTCTATCATTTCATAATCTATATCCATTAAATTAAAAACTAACATATAATTTTTAATAAATACATTGAATCTATCAAATTCTTCTACTGTGTTAGGTAATATATTGCTTGATGAATAAATATCTATTAATTCTCCATTATTTAAAGTTATAAATACATCAGGTGTTAATTTTTTTGTTAATAAATTTTTTAATTCTTCTATTTTATAATTCATAATAACTGCATATGTTTCTAGAATATTGTCTTTATAATTTTTATCTATACCTCTTCTTAAAAATAAATTACTATTATCATAAAGTGAATTATTAGTAGGAGTTAAAAATAATTCTTGATAATTATTTAAAAGTGTATCTAAATTTTTGGGTAATAATCCAAAACGACATTTATCTAAATCTGTTGTTTCATTTGCTATATATTGAATACTATCACTTGTAGTTTGACATATAATTGATTTACTTTCAACTGATGTTATTTTTTTATCATCTATTGTATCAATATCAACTTTACATTCTTTATCACCCTTTAATTTAAAAAATTGTTGTATTGTTTTTTTCGTTTCATCATAATCGTCAGGAGGTTTTGACCCACAACAAGGCACACATAATTTATTTGGATGGTTTTTTGCCTTTTTCAACAAAGGATATGCTTCTTTTTCAGTATTTTTTAATTCTTTAGGCATAGATTTACCTTTATTACTATCTTCCCAATAAGACGCTGACCTAATAATAACATTGTATTTTTCATTAATTTTATCTTTATTTAAATTTATAGGTAATCCATTAGAGTATGGGCTTCTAA